ACAATATTTGTCGCACCCTTGATGAAGTCTCTGTGCTCTTGTGCGTGGGCAAAAGCTTCCCGCACCATTCGCTCTGCGAGAATTGAATCGTATACACAAGGTTCAACATCCCTAATGAGGTACCCAGGTGTAATAAGTTTGGGCTTTACAGACATACTCGTGAGAAGGTATTCGTAATCACAGACTTCCGATATGATAACAACCGCATACCCTCTCTTAGCGTAGCTGTACTCTATAGCAGACATGTAGTCTGCCTTTGTTTCTGGAGTAATGACATTAGTAATCTTAGAGTTCCGTGCGAGACCCGCATGTACAACCAATTCACTGTTTCCTCTACCTGGCACTTCCAGAAATACGATTGAATTCGTTGAGACCGCCTCAATGTATGCGCAATCAATGTAACGAGCAAGTTCTTGAATGGCTGTTTGAAATCCAAGGGATTCAAGACCGGGCATATCATTGAAAACTGTTTTGGCAATACCGATGATGTTTGTATCTACACGATCATCAAGGGCCAAATCCCTCGCAGACTTCATGGATTCATTTCCACAGATACAATAGAGTCGGTCAAGTCCAGTAATATTCTTAACAGCTTCATCAACATTAACAAAGTCATAGGATGTTTTCAAAAGGGACCCGGGTCCATCGTCAATATCATCCTGGTCAAAGTATGTCTTTACATTTTGATTGAGACCTCTAAAACCATCTGCGAAACCGTGGACGCGATTGCCTTGACTTTTTTCACGAAGAGTGATTGACCGGATGAGAGTATTCACACCCGGGCACACACCACCAGCGGTAAGGATGCCAATGTTCATTTTGAATTACACACGCGCGAAGTTTTTATGTATGTATAATGTATAGGAATGTCTCTGGAAATTGTGACATACGCGAACAAGTGATGACATTGTTATTTTCCTTGATGGATTTGACACAAAGATCAATAAAAATCCACATGAAGTTGTTGAACTTTTCAAGGAATGTAATTGTAAGGTTCTCGTGTCAAAGGATCCAGAAGTCCCCGGTAAACCTCTTACACACCTGATTTTTGGAAAGTGTGGTGAAAAATCTACCGCCAACTCGGGTCTTTACATGGGTTACGCTAAAGAACTCAAGAGTGTCATAGATGAAGCATTAGCTGAAAAGTGTGAAGATGATCAAACAAATATAAACACAGTTTGTCAAAAATCTGAATTTGTAAAGGTTGATGAAGAAGAGAAAATCTTTAAAAACTTTGGACCTTTGGATAAGAAACATGATACGGATGCCATCTTTGTGTCGTACCCAGGTTCTCCAGGGTTTGATCGTTACACAAGAGCTATAGTTGAATACACACAATTCTTGTACATGTATATATTGTGTCTAATCATTTTAGGTCTAGCCCTGTTCCCACAGAGGCAAAAAGTTTTGTTACCCACATTAGTTCTATTTACAACTTTCTATGCTTTTGTCGCAGATAAATCATGCACTCTCCATTCTGGCTAAATCATCCACACTTTGTTCTCTACGAATGTCTCTACTTTTTCGTCTTACACCAGCTATAGTATTAAGCCATCTCGTCACAGCCTTCTTTGACGCAAGTTCTGATGAGGTTTCATCACTCACTATAATGCTAAGACCGTTACACACATCCGGTTTGTTTTCTCTATCTGGAAATTCTAAATTGAATGCCTGTATGGATATTGCTGGAATATCCGGTGCGTCATCAAGAAGTCTATCATACTCTTCACGACACTTCTTGACAAAATCTATCACACATGAACGATCTTTGGCCTCAAGGGACAATTCCATATCTATATTTCTATAATATTTGGAATACTGAACGCACATCACAGAGTGATTCTCGGATAGAGTAGAGCTTTGACTAAACTTTGAAATACTCGTGAGAATACCACCAATTACATTGAGGAATGCAAAAAAGTACTGGACAATCATAATTTTAGTTCTCGTAGAGGGGTCCAAATCTTCATTCCCACTTGGGTTGAGAACCGCAAAACCACCTACACCTGTGATACTCGCTATTACTATACTTGGATATGACAGGTAGTCATTTTGCTTTTTATAGTGAAGACGGGCGTGATTGTGGAGCCATCTATATCCCGCAGCTCTCTGCGCCCATGATTTGAGAAGCTTCTCTTGCTTATCACACCACGGATTGTGCTCGCACACCACTTCTTCACCCATTATTTTACGCGGGCATTTTTAATCTCTGTCGCCTCCTGATACGCGAGAGAGTCTACTAATTCATTCTGTGGGTCTCCGTTGTGTGCTTTGACCCAACGCCACTCTACAGACTTCATTTTTTGAGAGAGTGTATCAATTTCAATCCACAGTTCTTTATTCTTAACGGGTGTACCCGCAGCTGTACGCCACCCATTCCTTTTCCAATTCTTAATCCATGAAGTTATACCATTCTTGACATAGTTACTATCGGTAAATAGCCTTATCTCAAGAATGTCGCGCGCGAGACACTGTTGAAGCGCCTTAACAACTGCAGTCATTTCCATAGCGTTGTTTGTAGTGTTGTCTTGTCCCCCAGAGATTCTCAATCCTGGGCCAACAACACCCCACCCACCTGGACCAGGGTTGCCGAGGCAACTACCATCTGTGTAAATGTCCCGCATTTGTTATTACATGTGTCATTTATTTAAGTTTGAAATATCCATTACGACCATTGCGGGACATCGCGAAAACGGTCGCGATCACACCCAAAGCGAGGATTGACACTGGAATCCAGACTCCCATTTGTTGTTGCTTGGTTTGCTCTTCAGCCATTTTATACCATATCATTAGATTTAAAAATTGTGTTCCGATCAATTTTTAAAGTTAATTTTTTTATTACGCGAAACGAGACGAGATCAAAATACCAACTTAGTTGGAGAATGCAAGCCCGCCCATACCGGATTGGATGCGGAGAACGTTGTAGTTGACCGCGAACATGTGCATGGTGGTGGAGGCCGCCGCCGCTGGGATGGTGACCGCGACTTGGGCGTTGTCAATACGAGAGAAGTTACAAGTACCGGTTGGTTGGTGTTCTTCTGGCTTGAGCGCGAAGGAGTACGAGTACACACCTGGGTATGGGCAGCCAGAGTGGTGGTTGTACGCTTGCACTTGGTTGAAGTACTTACCCTTTTGGGCCTTGAATCGGTCTTGACCGTTAAGGACCAACTTGAAGTCAGTCAATGGACCCGCGGCTTCTTCGGTGAAGTCAACAATGGAGCCGGCTTCGCCGCACTTCACGAGTGGCACACCAGACGCGAAGGTGGTTGGCACATAGCAGTTACCAGAGATTTCAGCGAACGCGTTGGACTCGAGAACGATGGAGGTCGCACCTGGAGCGGTGGTGAAGTTCCACAAGGAAGTCGCAGTGTTCGCGGACGCTGGGTCGTTGAAGCACCACACCAATTCCTTGACTGGGTGGTTGTAGCTGAGGCGCTCAGTGTGTTGCACTTGCTCGATGAGGTACTCGTGACCCTTTTGCGCGAAGCGTCGGCGCTCTTCGGTGTCCAAGTACACATAGTTCGCCCAGACCTTGAACACGGAGGTGCTCAAGTAGGTGGAGAAGGTGGACGCAAGGTCGAAGTCAATGCGCACTTCGTGGTATTGAAGGGCGATCAATGGCAAGTACAAACCTGGGTTGCGGTTGAAGAAGAAGATCAAAGGCAAGTACACAGTGTAGCCTTCTTGGATTCATCCAAGTAAAGCTCGGAGTACAAACGCCACCAGCGTTGGTAGTGCTTGTCAATGCGCTGACCACCAATGGACAATTCAGCGGACGCGATCGCACGCTCGGCGACCCAGTTGCAGTCATCACCGGCGGATGAGAGGGAGTTCGCCGCGGCGGATTGAAGTTCGACGTACATGTCGCCGACCAAATCACCGTTGCGGGCAACAGTGACGGACACGCGGCCTGAGTCGGCGGCGGTACCGTTAACAGTTTGTTCGATGTTTTCCATCGCGAAGTTAGTGTGACGCTTGTAGACAGCTTGGAAGAAGGTAACCTTTGGGTTACCAGTCAAGTAGACGTCTTGGGCGCCGTAAGCGACAAGTTGCATGAGACCACCGGCCATTGTGAGAGTTTTTGTACTATATACCAACATTTTTTTTCTGACCAAAATCGCACCTGGTGCGAAATTTTTGATTTCAATTTTTCTCAGTCTAGCTTAAAATGTCGTCTCGCCCTGAGGATGAAGAACCAGTTGATGAAATTGAAGAGGGGGAAATCATCTCCGATGAAGAGGAGGATATTGAGTTTGACGAAGAAGAAGAAGATTTCTTCCAAGAAGAGGAGGACGAAGGCATGGATCTTGCGGGTCTCATGAGCTCCCTTCTGGCGACCCCAGACGGCGACACCGTGTGCTCCGCCCTTGTCAATCTCTGTTACCAATTAGAAACCCAAAACAAGATTCTCATAAAGATGCTTGCCAAAATACAACCCCCAAAATCAGCTTAGAAACAAAAATCGTTATTCAGTAAATACATAGAAATGGAACATACCCATTTCATTGATAAGGAACCTAATAAGTATGAGGCTCTGACGGAGTTACTCAAACAACACATCCAATCAATGAAAGAAGATGAGGTTAATAGTACTATCGAAAAGTGGGAAAAGCGTTGGGATCTTAAAACCAATGATTTTAGAAATGCACGCGAGTTGGGATACCGGCAATTCATTCACCCTGATAATTTTGATGAATGTGGTAATCCGAATCCATCACGAATTGATATTTTGGCTATCAAGGGTATCCGTGAAAAACAAAGAACATATCTCGTGAATCTTAAAAATCATGCACGTGATCTTAAAATACACAAACAGGAACCAAATGACGATGGTATTACCGTGGTCAAGCGTATCAACAACATCCTTAAACAATTAAGTGATGGGTACGAAAACATTCGTCGGCACTACACCTCATTTGAGAGAGTAGATAACCCAACAGCTCAACCACAATTTAGTGTGAACGGCGATCCATCTACAATGGATGAAGATGAGGTTGAAAAATCTACACCATTTCAAAAATGTCTCCTGTACTCCCTTGATCAAACATACAAAGCTGGCTATCGTAGATACAAGGGTCAGTGCTGTGAAGAAATCCGAACAGTGGAAGGACACAGAACTCGCGCCTGGCAACCAAAGTTCACCATTGAACAGTTTGTCTATTCACTCGCACAAAAAGATGACGACTTCATTACATGGAAAAACTTTACAAGTCGTGGCTCTGTTTTCCGAGATGTTATTGATAATATGACAAAATGTGTTGATGCGCAGTTTCCAGAAATTACAAAGAGGCGTCATGTATGGTCATTTAAGAATGGTGTTTTTGTTGGAAAAGAATGGATTCCGGATAGGGGGGTGTATGATTGCTGTTTCTATCCATACGATAGTCAAGAGTTCCGATGCCTTGATCCCACCATCATTGCGTGTAAGTACTTTGACCAGCAGTTCGATGACTTCTCCCACATTGAGAGATGGCAAGACATTCCAACACCGTGGTTTGATTCAGTTCTCAAGTATCAAAAATTTGAAGATGAAGTCTGTAACTGGGCGTATGTCATGGGTGGTCGTCTCTGCTATGATGTGGGTGAGTTAGATGGCTGGCAAGTAATTCCATTCTTCAAGGGTATCGCGCGTTCAGGTAAGTCTACCCTCATTACAAAAGTGTTCAAAAAGTTCTATGAAAACGAGGATGTCGGCACCCTTTCAAACAACATTGAAAAGAAGTTTGGTCTTTCAGCTATCAAAGATTCATTTATGTTTATTGCACCAGAGGTCAAAGGTGACCTCGCATTGGAACAGGCGGAGTTCCAATCTATGGTTTCAGGTGAAGATGTATCTGTTGCTGTAAAGAATAAGACTGCGGTCTCAATTGAGTGGAATGTTCCAGGGGTCCTTGGAGGGAATGAAGTCCCAAACTGGAAGGATAACTCCGGTTCCGTTCTCCGTCGTATTTTAGCGTGGAACTTCTCAAAACAGGTAAGAGATGCCGACCCACAGCTTGATGAAAAGTTGAACAGAGAATTGCCCATCATTCTTCTCAAGTGTGTCAAAGCGTATCTTGAATACTCAAATGAGTACAGGAACAAAGATATCTGGAATGTGGTTCCAGAGTACTTCAAGAAGATCCAGAAGCAAGTGGCTATGGTTGCGAGTACACTCCACAACTTCCTGGAAAGTACAAACATTGTCTTTGGAAAGGAACTCTTTGTGCCCCAAAAGTTATTCATCCAGGTATTTCAGGGAAGAAGTCGTCAACTACAAGGGTAGAACTTATCCAAAACAACCGGTCATCTATGGTTTAGATGTGGTTGAAGAATCCCTTGGTTTCACCGATGACTACTAAAAAAAATACTGCCCAATAGTAGATATGAGTCAGCAGCTCAGAGAATTTGTCCAGCAGTCAGGGGTGGAGGTGCGTCCCACGAACAGTCCAAGTTCGGTTTCTACGACTGCGTCAAATAACGCACTAATTAGAGATATTGAGGCGGATATGGCGTTTCCTCCCCGCCTTGAAAAAAATATTATGAGCAACGAAAACTATGGAGAGTTTGCTCAATTTGTTCATAATTCAAATAGCAATGATAATAACAATACCAACGAAATTATCGCAATGGCTCTGAAGCCCGCAACGCCCACTTTGACATTCAAGGTTAGTAAGTTGAACCCAGGAATGTTCAACGCGACTGTGAATAAGAACTTTGGCGCCGAAACCCGAATCAACCTTAAGAAGATTCTCGTTAAGACCCCACTTCCACGAACACCCATTGGTGAGGGTCTTTATTTAGACACTAAAGAGATTAATGGTGTCTATGGTCGTTTTACGACGGGTTTCTCCCACACTCGCGAATATGGGAAGCGGGGTGACCTTAACAAGGACTTTTTTACTGTTCAATTGAAGGTGACGATTTCAGATGAGACCGAATCTAAGGGTGCCACAATCAACTTTTATAAAAATGGTAAAATTCGCTTCTCGGGTGGATTTATTGGGTCAAATATCTCAAATCAACCCGAACTCATCCGCCGATTCATTGTGAATAACTATAGCGAGAAGGAAGCCTTCCTCTATAGCCCATTTGAATACAATAATCTGAGTGGTCAGTTTAGAGTGAATGGTATTTTCAAAAGTATGGACGCATTGGCGCGAAAATTCGTGACCAATTATGGTGCTACCGATGTCAAGTACGAAGCGGAACTCTCACCATTTATGTATCTCACATACAAGGGTCACAAGTATATATTGGCCAAGTCTGGTAACATTCAAATATCTGGTGCTCCAACACCCGCGGATATGCTCGCGTCGTATACAGATGGTTCCCAATTGGCAAAAATGCTCTACGAAAAAGGGGAAATCTCCCTAACCGCATCTGTACCAAACAGATTGGTCAAGGGAAAGAAAGTCAGATCCCCCCAAAAGAAATCTATTTTGAGCAAGAAGCAGGCGTCGGCTCTCAAAATTGACGCCAAGCAGTGTATGCGTATGCCAAAACCAGAGCTTGTGGATCTCGCAAAGAAGATGGGTGTTGTTGGTATCACCACTTCAACAAAGAAGGAGGAGATTGTGCCACTTTCCGTAACACCCAAAAGAAGAAGAATGTTGCCCTCGTTGGATCGGGTAACAACTTCAAGGTTGGACGCGCTACTTGTACAGGATACAGCAAGACTGAACTTCTCCGAGTTGCCGGCATCCTCAAGATTAAACTTGATTCCAAAGAGACAAAGGCCACACTCTGTAAGAAGATTGAAAATGCGCGCAACGCCATGCTTGCCCCCAAACCTAAACCAAAGACACCACCCACTCGTAAGGAAGTGGCTCAAAAGAAGAGAGATGTAAAGAAGGAGCAAGTCGTCAAGAAGAGAGGTCTCAATGAAAACTCCATTCGTAAAGATATTGTAAAGCTCTATGGCAAACGATGGATGGATCGTTACAAGAATGTGATGCCTTCCCTTAACAATGATGTCAAGGAAATGAAAATGCGCCTCAACAGATTGAAGACTGGAAATAAACAAGGTATTCCTTTCAAAAAGGATGTGGATACTCTCAAGAAACGTCTCGTGGACCGGTGGAAGACTGAGAGAGGTAGAAACTTGGAAAAGAAAGTTGTTCGTAACCAATTGAATGTCGCTGGTGTACCAAACAAGCTTGTTGCCCAATACAGAGATGCTGCGGCAAATTATATTATGAAGAATGGACCAACAATGAAACAACTTGAAAAGTACAAAAAGACATGGATAAACTTAAGGAATAAGTCACAAAGATAATTAAATATGGGATCAATTGAAGAACAATTGGTGGGGCGCCTTGAGTTGGGGAAGAGGAGATATGGACATGGTGTGATTGTCAATTCCGATACCCGTGAATGGGGAACACCTGAAAACTCTTGGATTAACATGTGTCAAGAAGAGCTTTTAGACGCAGTGATCTATATTGTGGCTGATTACATTAGAAAGGGGAGAGAGAGTGAAAAGATTATGTGTGAACTTGAACTTGACTTCAAAGTTGATGAAAAGTTTGTTAATGCACCTGATCCAGCGAAACACCTCTTGGAATTGCATGATGAAGATGATAACGCACTCATCATGCACATCGTGAAGAATTACAACAAAATTGAGAGCCCCAAGCATCACATGCTTGTGTGGAACCTTCTCAACATGTTACTCGTGTGTTCACAGTTTTAGTTGGTTCAGCTACCTGCTTAAGGTGAATTGTGTGATACGCAAAGTTATAATTTGGGAACATATCCTTTATCAGGTTTGACAGGATTGTCGCCTCAACAATGTAGGAAATACCCGAACACACCGAATTTCGTTCAATTTGAAGAAAACGATCCTCCAATTGAACGAACTTCTTGAGGTTTTCTTGACTCATACCTTCCCTGTGCATGAGAAGGTACACCTGCTTGGACATACCCTCACTGAGATGGAAATTCTTTGAACCCAAGACTTCGGGGGGTTGTGACTTCTTTTCATATATGAGAGCGAAGGCCAAAAGGGCTAAGATTACAAAACGCATCATCTTACTTATTACACAGGAATTAATTTAGAAAGATCATTAATCTTATGAACTATGTTGAAGAACTCGTCGCGTGTCCCAACATCTTGGGGTTTTACAATTTCAAACTCAATCTGATATGAACATTCCTCTTCGGAGTCCATATCGGCATTGTCACCCGAAGAGATCGTCATATCAATACTGAGGTTCTTTCGTACAAATGAGTGACGAGTTTTTGTGCGAACACGATCCATATCATATTCACCCCAACTTGGGATCTCACGAGATACACTGAAGCGCATATCAAGGGGTGTACCATTGAAGTCTTCCTTCAAAACATTAATTTTCTGGATCATGTTCCCATTTTCACCAGTGTCCTTGCTGACAGAGAGACGAATATTATCAGCATCGCTGTAGTATACATCAAGTTCCGACATTTCGGTACTCTCCCAGCCACCATATTTGCGAAGACCTTCTAAGACCTTCTCAAATGTGTCCTTTCCCACATTGGTATCAAAGAAAGATCCATTATGTTTACCAAGACGCATCTCAACTTCAATGTGTTCCTCCTCCTTGTGTGTTTCAAACACGGGGAGGAGCTTTTCAACGATAGCTTTGATGTCGTGCATTGTTTGTTTACATTTAAACATATGCGCCATTTTCTTAAGTGTTTTTTGTACAGAAATTGTAATGAGAGGTTTTTTAAACCTCGGAAATACCTGTTACTTTAACACAGCTATACAATGCCTCCTACATATCCCAGTTCTTTCAAATTATTTTTTACAGATTGGGTACGACGGTGAATGTGAGTTTACACAATTGTACACCAAACTTGTCCAGTTTTATTGGATTTCCAAAGAAAATGGTGTCGTTCACCCCGGGCCTCTTCTAAAACAATTCTTTGTGCACTTTCCAAGATTTGAGAATAAGGAACCCCACGACACCCAAGAAGCAATCCTCTGTATCATAGACATCTTGGAAAGATCGTGTCCCAAAATAAAGCAATGGTTTTACGGGAAGAAGACACAAGAAACTATTTGGCCAGGTGGAAAGACCCAATCCCAAGAAGATTTTAGTATCCACCTTGTGACTTCTCAAGGAACTGACCTCGCCGACATGCTTATAAAGAGTGCCGATTGGAATGTAGTTGAAAATTTTGAAGATACAGAGGGAAAGGTTCACAATGTCGCGACAACCCGAATGGTATTTTCAAAACTTCCACAAGTTCTCATGATTTCATTTGATAGAAAAAGTCACATTAATGTTATTGAAAAGATTCTTATTGACAAATACGAATATGAACTCATAGCGAGTGCGGTTCATTTGGGAATACAACAAGATGGACACTATGTGAGTTTTGTAAAACATGAAGACATATGGTATTACATAAATGATAATTTCGTCAACGAGGCTGAGCTTCCAGAGACTGCGGGGCACTATGTTCTGGTCTACAATCTAAGAACTCCTTCATCTGAATGTTCTCCTTGATGTTAACTATAGTTCTATAAAATGTGCGACGGTTGTTGGGATGTGTCTTGTCTCTCCTCCTTTTGATCGGCTTCCACCATAGGGGTCCCGGTTCCCATGTGATGTACATACATTCAACGATAGCACCCTCCTCAAACCATGGTTCATTCATACGACTGAGTGGGAACTCGCTTTCAAAAAAGAGTTTTCCCTTCTCTTGAACATAGAGTTTCCAAACTGGTTCACCTTTCTGTCCAATACCCTTAAAACTCTCACCCCTCTTCATGTGGAAGTCAACCGTATTCTTTTCACACGGCTTCCATTTGAACATAGTTTCGTGGGTTCCAATCCGCATTGGTTCATTCACAGGTGTGAATACAAGACCATCCACTTTCTGTTCAACTGTGGGAAGGTATTGATACATGAAGTGATCAAAGTCTCGCATGGAATGGAATGTTTTCATTTTGAGACGATACTTGTCAAACTTCATATAGATGATACCTTTCATCATGTTTTCAGCTGCTGCGAGTCTCCCAAAGAGGTT